GTAGTCGTTAGCTAAAAGACTGCCGAGCCTACCGGGTTCCGGCGGACCTGTTCCTGCTGAGTAGGCCTCTCCAAGCCATGCTAAATAATTATAATCACAGAGACCTGGATCCGGGAAAATCGCACCTTTTCCTGATCCTTTAAAGTCTGAGAAAGTCACACCAAGTAGGTACCTATCACCAGCATTATTCGCAATTTCAAAATAATCTTTACTATCACTTGTAGTATAATATGTCACCCCGGCGTATGTCTCTAGCTGTGTAATGTTACTGACTGGTGAAGAGCCCCACGTACCATCTATCCCCCAAATATCATACCAACCGGGCTGGCATTCTGGAGGTGGTGGACTTTGACGTGGTGGAGGTTTAAACTCTATGATCTCTTTAGTACCTGTCCATTTTTCTTCAATCTCATACTCTACCGGTGGGAGTAAATTGCCACATAAATTAATTCTATCGATAAGAGATTCATGTTTTATTAACATTGTAATATCGACAGGATCTGTAGTAGGAAGAGTAACTAAATCTCTTCTTAAATTAGCAGATGATTCTTCTAAGTATTCTACTGTAGTTACATTATCTATTTCTTTTGGTGTTTTATTTGGGTTACCGATTTTTACTCCTGTTACTTCAAATGAAGACAATTCAAAATAACTACAATATTCTGATGTTGTAAATGATAATCCAACATTAAGTGGAGTTAAGGTCGGATTAGTTATTAATGGTTCTCCTATGTTACCCCATGCATCATATCCTACACAGCCATATGTTTTATTTAAATCAAGTTGTACTATTGTATTATAATCTGTAGCACTGGTAAGTTTATTATATACTGTTACACGAGTACCTTTGTTGGTAAGGTCAACTCTATAATCTTGAAAAGCTACGTCACCTCCACCACTAGTAGATGCATCTTCGTGCATAGGTACTGCACTAGCAGCGACGACCGATACCATTGGCACGCACGTTAGTACTCTAGTATAATGATTTCGATTACCTCTAATACCTACAGAGCATGGTGAAGTTGTCCATGTAGACGCAGTCGGGGCCTTAAATGTATCGCTTGCAGATAACCACCCTTCTTTACTTTCAGATGTAGTACAGAAATCTCCTCTAATATCAAACCCAACTCCTAGAAAACTCTCTGCATCTGGTCCTGTCTGACCTCCTATATTACCTGAAGGATTAACAACTAGCCCATTTACTTCAGTAAGCTCTCCACCATCCTCTGTACCAACATTACCTGCTATAGCATATCCTAATGTACTGCCTATACCGTTTGGTTCAACAATTCCTTCTCGAACCCACTCTATAGGATGTCTCGTTGGAGCATTATAAAAATATACACAGAAGCCACTACCGGCACCAGATAGACCACTCAACGCAGTAGCTGTATCTAACCATCTCGATGGTTCGGAATCGTCATTACTCGATTGTATTGATTTATAAGCAGTCATCGATGGAACATTAAATGACCTAGCCCTAAAATCAACACGAATATCATACGCGGGATCAAATGCTGTATATTTAGGATTATATGTAATATAACCTCCTGACCATAACAACGGATATTTTGTCGTTGGAAGATAACAATGTTGGCCCTTAGGCGGACAATACTGTATTAAGTTAAACCCTAGACTATTGTTATGATCAAGATGTGTAGGTTTAATAACATAATTTGCTACTCTTTCTGCATAAGCTGAATCAACTGGTTCATTCCATCTAAGCTTATTCCCACCTATAATGAGATCAGAATTTAAATATCCAGAGTTAAAGGTGAAGGGCGGTGTTTTAGTAGCTTTAGCTTTAGGTATATAAATTTCAGAATCTAATAAATGAAAATCAGTATCAATATATTGAAAAATATAATTTAAAACTCCAAACCCATCAGATGTAGCAGTATACTTCCCGACAAATGTAATTGAATATCTATCTGAACTTTTATTATAATTTATAAGAGGTTTTGTAACATGGGCAAAATTTGTACCATCAGCATAACAATTACTTGGAACTAAATCGTATAAATCACTTTTTATATCATCTTTAAATGTGTCTAGGTTTTTAGGATATATTAATGATTGATAATTTGTCTCTTTATTTATTTTATAAACAATAGGTAATGCTCCATAAACTATATCTTCTGACCCTTCGCACCGCTTTGCAGAAATAGAACTTACTTTACATACAAACATTTCTTTTGTTTGATCGTTGTAAAATATATCTGATTGTTTAGTGGTGAACATTTAAAATATTTACTAGGTTACTAAGGTTTTCGAACTAGCGTTAACTTTAAACGCTTTATTTTCAAATTTGTATTTTTCAGTTATTGTCTCTGCGGATGTTTGTATGTATATTGTGTTTTCTATAATATCAAAATCTACAATATTACTTGTTGATAATATATTAGATTTCGTGTTTCCTGTTGTATGTTTATTAAACACATTTACAAATGCTGTTGATAATGGTTCAACTAATTGTGTTGCTACATTTCTTATATAAATTTCTCCGGCGCTCACATATTGTTGATCAAATAATGGAATCGCTGAAGTAGCAAAATTATTAAGAGATGTACTTTCAAACGTAGTAGCGTTATTAGTATAAATAGCAGTTGTATCTATTGTAAAATAAGGAACTGTTGTCTCTTGAAAATTTTGTGATATTAAATCTGTACTTGTTCCTGGATGGTTTTTAAAGGGCCCACCATCAATAAGACCAGCCACAACTGCATCTTTAACTGCTCCATCTGGTGCTTCGCATTGACTATATGTCGTAATTGTATCACATGTAAGTGCTGCAAGCGGTGCACCAAACTCTTCTACGCTAGCGCCCGTACATCGGTTACCCTTACAATATATAAATGTGTCATACATTCCAGTAACACTACTATATAGAGTACCGCTAGCTTTATAGTATGCAGCAGATATTGCAGATAGAAGTGGATTAAAAAATAAGCCATCATAATATTCAGCTGCTGTAGTACATGCAGTAGTTGTAGTTGCTTCGGTAGTAATATGCGCCGCATCTGCTTTGCGTTTCGGGTATACAGATTTTACAAAATAAAATTCATTACCATAAATATCATTCCTTATTTTTATTCCTGTTTTATTATAAATTAATAAATCATCTAGCCTAGTTGCTTCAGGATATACATTTAAATCTTCTATAGGATACACATCGCTGTTTAGCCATATATTGTGAGTAGCGTCATCATTCCAAAAACTTATAGCATCTTCTTTTTTATTAATTCCTGTAAATGAATACTCTAAACTATTTTCTTTACTTTGATAACCGTAATTGCGTAATAATTTATTATTATAAATATTAACTCCAGGATTAAGATTATCATTTTTAAATTGAGCATTTTTAGCTTTATATTTAAAAGGTGGTTTTCTTTTTCTATATATATTTCTAAGTATTTTACCGTCTTGTTTAATAGTACCAACACATTTAACACCAGCTTCAAATTTAGATGGATCAGGTATAACATATTCAAGACCTCGAAGCCCAGATAACTCTACTGTATAAGTTAAGTTGCTTGAATGAAATACAGCTACTCCTGTATTGTAAAAAGATAATTGTTGAGGATATATTTCATTATGTTTAATATTAATTAATCGTCTAAATGTATTCGGACTATATCTTTGAGAAAGATTATTTGTCGTATTAACGTGATCAAATAATTTATTTACTTTTTTAGCGGCACTGTTTATGTAATAAAGATCATTAGAAATATATTTTTTAATTAAATCTCGTTCAATAATAAATTTTAAATTATTAAGAACTTTTTCTTCATTTCTAAAATATCTACTTGGAAGTCTATTATAATTTGAAAATGGTTGATTTATGCCGAGTATATTATTAGGCGATGTTATGTTATTTATTCTGACTTTTAATGGCCTTGTACCTTTATTAATCACTAATACTTGACTAATATTAGGTACTTCATCTAACACTCGTTGACTAATATTTAAAATAAGATTCTTATCTACTTTGTGAAAGTTATATACAAAATCATCAGATGCATATGTATTTAAATTAATAGTAATATTGTTTGCAATTTTCGGTAGATTGATATCATCCAAAACAGTATTAGTATCTTCAGTGATAAATTCGTGATTATGAAGTATCCTTAAGATAAAATTTTTAAGGTACTTCGTTATACCAGTTTTTGAAGATTTAAGTTTATTTTTTATTTTAGTAAATTTAAACTCTTCTCTTAAGGTACGAATATTTTTTAATTGATCTTTTATTATTACAGAATAATAATGTACTGCTAATTCTAATTCATAAATATTATCAGTATCAATTCGATCAAGAAATCTTACTATGTTATCATCTATTGTGGTAAGATTTATACTTGTTAAAAACTGTGAATATATATCTTTAGTGTACTTATCATCTTTTGTTTTTCTTTTTAACTTTTCTTCTTTCCATTCAGTAAGATAATTATTATATAGTAAAGGTAATTCAGTTGCATCTCCAGAATCTTCATAATGAGCTTTCCATTCTTTATATGATAACGGATTATGTGTGTGTTGTAGTATCATTATAATTGTAACCCCTTTCTAATTTGATAATCTAAATTTTTGAATACTATTCCACCAGCAGGATCCCAATCCGCACTAAGAGATGAAGATGCTCTTGTAATAGTATTGTATATATTATTATAATCTATAATATTATTTTGTACATTTTCTGCAGAAACAATATTATAGGTTGTGTATGGATAAAACTCATAAAATAAATCTAATCCTGATGCACCACTAATAGTAGTGTCTAAAGGCCATCCCCAAGTGCTATATCCACTTAGAACAGATGAATTATATGTAGATAAATAATATGTAGATAGGACAGGATTATCAGCGTCTACTTCACCGGCGGCACTTAAGTTTGGAATCTGTTGAGGTTTAATTAAAATATACTCACTATTAAATTTTTGCTTAGCAATAAAAGGTGTTCCTGCGGTTATTGTATAAGTAGAGGCAGTAATTGGATTTTCAAAATCTATGTTTCTACTTGCAGCTGATGAAGTGTAAAATTGTGTATCAAAACTTCTATCATATCGTTCATAGTCACCTAGTAGTTTAGAGATCTTTATACTAAATAAGTTATATAATCTTTTTAATTCAGCAGGCGGTTCTGGTAGCGATATATCTATATCTTCATTAAAGAGTTCATAGAAGGATTCTAAATTGTTGATATTACAAAAATCAACATCACTATTATTAATTGTAAAGTTTGCAATTTTTTCAAAGATTGTTTTACCAAAAGTGGTCGGACTTGAACTCGCTTCTCCAACAAATGATGTAAATATACCATCAAATAGTTTATCATATTCATGCTGTAAAGATTGAAATCTATAACTTTTTAATATTTTTGAATAATCTACATCTTCGTTAATTTTGTAAATTTCGACATCATTAGTAGATGGAAATACTGTAAAGGTATAAGACCCAGTAATTAAGTTACTACCTTTAACTCCTAATGATACTGGGCCGAGCGGACCATTTGGATCATAGTCTATAGTTAATCCATAAGTATTAGTAGCTGGACTAGTAGTTGCAAATGAATCTAATGAACCAGTTATATTTAATGACCATGTACCAGCACTAACAGGATTAATATTTAAATATGCAAAACTACTTAAAGTAGTTTCTGATCCATTATAAGGAAAATACGCAGTACTTAAGCTGCTAATGTTAGAAGTTATTGTATTTGTACCGTCACTCCATTCATAAGCAAATTGCCTGTCTTGAGCAGGATACCCGGCGCCTTCCATTAATCGAAATATATTATAATATTTTCCTATGTTTAGGTTTTCATCTGTTAATGCAACAAATACTTGAAATTTATCGCCTTGTCTTTTATATTGTATAGCTGACATTTCCTTCATGCCAGTAGATGTAAAAGATAATCGACTAGTATATGGTGTTATTACTTCAATCGGTATACCAATACTATTTCCTACATTTTTGTTAATGGTAGATTTATCTCTAATTATAGGTCTTGCTACATCTGTTTCTAAAAAGTTTCGATTACTATTATTAATATCTGTATCAATATCATCAACATAGAAACTTTTTATTCTATGCTTACTAGTATCTAATCGTATTAATAAATTTATTGTAGTGTCTGGTAAATCGTCGTAATAACTAAATTTTATAGGTCTAGGAACTTTAGAAGAAATACTATCAATATATTCATCAGTACTTGAATATAAAATTACAGCTTCATTTTTCGTTGAATCTTGTTCTGATGATTCAACGATAACTGAACTTACACTGTTTACATAAAAATAATGTGGATATAATGTTTCTTCTAAGCCGTAAACATTATTAATAATATTATTGTCTTTATCATAAAATGCATTATAAGGTACAATATGTGCGTATTTGTTATTAAAATCATACGGCTTTGTTTGACTACCGCTTGAAGTAAAAAATAATGTTTGAACATCGGCAGGATCTGGAACATCTTGCCAAGATGCGGTGGTTTCTAAATTAAATGTTTTATTTTCACCAGCAGTCACCTTTCTTGCGTTTATACCATCTTGTTCCGTTATATTTTGTGTTTCAACAGCGATGCCTGTATTTGCATAATTATACACTGATATTGTTTCTGTGAAAGTTGAGCTATATGCATTACTGTCTTTATCGTATAAAAACACTGTAACTGTATAAATACCTGGTACGTTATAAATGTGTGTAGTAGTAAATGAGTTGGCCCCACTTAATGTATATCCATCACCGAAGTCCCATTTTGCAAAACTATTAGATACTCCATTCGGGAACAGATCTTCAATTGCTGGAATATCACCGAGTGCGGTTATGATAGGAGATAATGTAAATTTTGATATACGAGTAAATCCTGCATGTGTTGTAACCGACGGATGTCCAGCAGCACCAATTGGAGTAGTGCCAGATGTATTAACAGTTACTGTAAAAGGTACAGGTAAAGTTTTAGGACAATTAAGACTTGTTGTTGAAGTACTCATTAATATTCTACTATAGCTTTACTTACTGTAACACTTGAAACTTTAATTTTATTTTTTAATACTGCTTCATCTTCTATATACGGTATTTGATATGGTTTTAATTTTAATACTGTGTCGGTGTATTTTATATCCTTTCCATTATATATCGGGTTATAAATACATAATGATAATCCGGGTATTTCTACATCTGAATCTGTTCTGACTGTCTTAAAATCAACTACTCCTTTAATTCCTTCGATATCATTATTTAAATCTCTTACGTTTATTGTTCCACCCAATTTTAATTCCTTAATGTATGTAGATATAATATTAAACACTCTTGATTTTAAGTCAGCTTCATTTATTAATGTTTTAGATTCTCTGCGTATATGCAATTCAGTGCTATTTTTGTAGTATACATAATTAGGTTCACCGTTAGCCTTTACTGATAAATCTATATTTAAATACACAGGATCAATGAAAGAAATTTCACTATTTAATAATTTATAATTTTCAATTTCAAGTTGAATTTTTTCTTTTAGTGACGGTGGTAGATAATTAGATCGAGTAACTACAGATTTTTCTTTTCGTAGTTTAGGTATAATACTTAAGTATATATTATTTGAATCGGCGCTATCAGCAAAATAATATTGATTAAACAATGCATTCGTATCTTCTGTAAAATCGGTTAATCCTAAGTCGTCGTTTATATACTTTAAATAATCATTTGTATAATCGCTATTATTAAGTACAGTACAATCATATATCAAATTTTTATAATTACGTTCGATAAAGCTCTTATAATCAGCTTTTGTAGTTAATCTGTATTCTGAACTAAAGAATCTTGGAGCATTTTGTTTAATTTCTGATACAGTTTCAGGATCACCAAATTCAGTACTATCTTCTGAGTTAGTTATAGTAATGTCCGGAGATTCCTGAATTGATATGTAATTAAGAGAAGTGTCTTTAACATCTGCAAATATTTCATCATATTGTGTGGTGTTGTAAATATTTATTGCACTATCTTTTAAAGTGTTTTTTGTAACTTTACCACGAGTACCAGATGATTTTAAATAATATAGTGCTACAGAATCTCCTAAGTTCAATTTTTTACCATTAATACTATTTCCAAATTTAATTTCATATTTTTTGTTTTCATTATATGTAACTTCAAATTGTCTGTCATTTGGCCTTGATAAAAATAAACTTGGTGTTCGGCTCCATTCATACCACTTATTTTGTTCGTTTACTTCTTTAACAAAAACAAAAATATTAAAATGATCTATTAATACATTATTACCAGGATTTAAATTTATTGTTTCGTATTTTTCGCCTATAGGAAATAGTACCGGATATTCTTCTATACTACCTTCGTATGTTAGCGTACTATTAACAGGAGCTACAAGTTCTGTCACTGCAGTTGTTTTCTCAAATGTTACATCTTGTATAACAGTAAATGTTTGGCCGGCGCTTGTTATAAAGGTGAATTTTGGAATAGTATAATACCCTTTACTCAATGTTGCTTTACCAGATACATCAACCGGTAGTATGCAAGTTTGTGAACCGATAGGTTTATATCCTATTATTTTTACTATTCGGTTTACGTTTTCATATAATTCAGCGTCAGCAAAATTACTCTCTGAACTTGTCTGGTTTAGATAAAATAATAATGTGTGATATGTATATGCAAGTATATCTATAAGAGTAGAGACATTACTGCCTTCAAAATTTTGATCTGTGAAATTAATTGCCGAGTCGTTGTTGAGACGTGCGATAATTAAATCACGCATACTTTGGGCATCGAAACCAGTGTATGCGTTTGGTGGTAGATTAAATTCTGTTAAATCGGTTCGTGTTGTAGTTGTATACTGACTCATAATTAAATGTAATTAA